GTCACGGCAGCATTGTCATAAGCAGCGATGCAGTTTACATGAATCCGCTGACCGGATCGGTAGATTTTGATGGTAACTGGGATACTCTGGAAGATGTTGTCGAGGTTGTTTACTGCTCAGTCACAGAGGCATGGGTAGAAGCATGACCCAAGCCACGCCAGTCTGGGAGTACATAGCAACCCGGCACAACGGCAACGTGACACACGCGGCGTCTGCTCTAGGCTATGACAGGTCAACGCTACACAGAGCCATGAACAGCGGCTTTGTTATTAACGGCAGGCTTTACACTAGCAAGAGGAAGGCGGTATGAACAAATCACAACTACTAGCAAGACGCGCAGACCACAGCACATCACACCTGCTGCACTTGGTGCTTTCAGTAATCACAGCGGGCTTCTGGGTTCCGGTGTGGATACTTGTCACCATGAGCCATGCGGTTGAGCGCGGGCGGATTGATCGGAAGCTTGGCAAAGAAGAATAAACGGTTCAGCCCAGGCAAAGGTGGCGCTAATAACATTGCCAGCCAGAGCCCCCGCATCTCCTTGTAGTACGGTTAGGGGGTGATTTGGACGCATAAACTACGAGACAGCCAGACCCGCAGACGCGGGTTTTTTTACGCCTGTACTTTACTTTCGCAAAATGTGCTATCATCACCCAAAGTTATAGAACCACAGCGCAACTATGAGGCGCAGGCATGAATCAAAAGCACTTTACGGGCAGCTTGCAGATCAAGGCCATAGAAGACACCGGCATGTTTGAAGGCTATGCCAGCGTGTTCGGCGTGCAGGATTCTGATGGCGACGTAATCATGAAGGGCGCTTTTAAGAACACCATTGCCAAAGCTAAAGAAACAGGCCGTATGCCAAAGATGCTTTTGCAGCACGACATTCGCAACCTGGTTGGCAAGTACACCGACATTCAAGAAGACGATAACGGCCTGTTTGTCAAAGGCCGAATTATCATGGAAACGCAACAGGGTCGCGAGACATTCGCCCTGCTGAAAGAAGGCATCCTTGACGCCATGAGTGTGGGCTTTAATATCCCGCCCGGTGGCGCTTTTGGCATGAATCATGGCCTAATGATTGAAGAAGTTGATCTGATGGAGATCAGCCTGGTGACATTCGGCGCTAATCCCGAAGCCATGATTACTAGCGTAAAGTCCATCAAAGATTTTGAGAGGCTCCTGCGTGACGCTGGATACTCAAGAAAAGAAGCCACGGCTATTGCAAGCCGTGGTTACAAAGCGGCATCTGATCAGAGTGATTCTGAGGCTGAGGCGCTTGAAGCGACACGAAACCTCTTAAACAAACTTAAAGGATATTCCTAATGGCTGATGAGCTGAAGGACGTAATCGAAGGTCTTGGCAAAACGTTTGACGAGTTCAAGAAAAAGAACGACGAGCGTTTAGTTCAGATCGAAAAAGACGGTAAGGCTGACCCCCTGCTGGAAGGTCAGCTTACCAAAATGAACGCGCAACTGGACGAGCTGGGCGCAATCAAGACCCGGTTGACCGAAGCTGAAAACGCATTTGCACGCCGAGCGCCGGTTGCTGATGATGGCACCTCTGGCAAGATGCAAGAAAAGGCCGACCAGTTTGCACGCATGGTTGCAAAGAGCCGGGGGATTCCTGCCTCTGAGCTGGTCAAGGACTTCGGGCCAAAGGGTCTGAGCGAATACAAGGCCCACTTTAAGGAGTGGATGCGCAAAGGCGACCGCTACGCAAACCAGCCTGATGCGTTGAAATCTCTGTCTGTAGGATCAGATCCTGACGGCGGTTACTTTGTTGAGCCTGATACCTCTGGCCGGATCGTCACCAAAATCTTTGAAACCTCACCCATGCGCCAGGTTGCCAACGTACTATCAATCGGCACTGATGCACTGGAAGGCATATTTGACCTTGACGAAGTGGGCTCAGGGTGGGTAGGCGAGACAGAAAGCCGACCCGATACCAGCACACCGAAACTTGCCGCATGGCGCATCCCTGTACACGAGATGTACGCACAGCCTCTTATCACTCAGAAGTTGCTAGATGATTCCTTGGTTGATCTGGAATCATGGCTCGCTGAAAAAGTCGCCACCAAGTTTGCGCGTAAAGAAAACGCGGCCTTTGTAGTTGGTGACGGTGTTGGCAAGCCACGCGGCTTCCTGACCTACCCAGCGGGCACAACTTTGCCGGGTAGCATTCAGCAGGTCAGCACTGGCGTATCCGGCGGCTTTGCTACTGACGGAACTGGCGGCGATGTATTGCTGGATGCTATCTACAGCTTGAAGCAAGGATACCGCCCTAACAGCCGTTGGTTTATGCCGCGTAATGCCACTGGCCAGGTTCGGCAGTTGAAGGCAGAAGACGGCACTTACTTGTGGGCACCGGGTATCGGTGCAGCTCAACCGGCCACTCTGCTTGGCTATCCAATCCTTGAGTTTGAGGATATGCCGCAGATCGGCGCGAACTCTCTGTCAATCGCCTACGGTGATATGAACGAGACTTATCAGATCGTTGACCGTATCGGCGTCCGAGTGTTGCGTGATCCGTTTACCTCAAAGCCCTACATTAAGTTCTACACAACCAAACGTGTTGGGGGCGATGTAATTAACTTCGAAGCGATGAAGATCATTAAATTTTCTTCATAATCGCTTGGGGCTTCGGCCCCATAACTTAATTTAGAGGGTAATAATATGGCGACTCGTGACACAAACGCACGCGCTGATGTAGTAGAAAGCATCCGACCGCAGGTAGCGACCGGAAACGTAACAGGCCAGTCAATTAACTTGCGCGGGTCTGACGGCGTTTTGTTTGCCGTATCAACTGGCGCAAAAACTGGTACGGCTGGTGATGCCGCTGTATTCCTTGAGGAATCAATTGACAATTCTACATTCACCAACGTGGCAGACGCGGACATTTTGGGCTCTGAGCCTACCCTGGCCGCGAACACCGCGTATCAGTTTGGGTATATCGGCAGCAAGCAATACGTCCGCGCCCGCTTTACTATTGGCGGCGAAACTAACTGCGCTGTATCTGTTGTCGGTGTGCGCGAATACCTGCATCAAGAGCCGAAGGGCTTTAGCGTACAGTCTGTCCTTTAAGCTACTCAGGGCCACGGACGGCCCTAATTATTACAAGGTGCTGCGATGAAAGTCACATTAACTCACGATTACAACGTGGCACCAGACGGCCATACAACCTTCAATCTTAAAGCGGGCACCGAGGTAGAGGGCACAATCGCAGAGATGGCTGTGCGTGACGGCAAGGCCCTTGCGCCTGCCAAAGAGCTACCGAAGCCGAAGTACACAAAGCCGACCGCCGCCAAGCACAGGGGCTAATCTATGGCACTCAGACACCCACTGCATTACAACCAATATCGCGGGCATAGTTTAGTGACTGCACCGCTTGCTGAGCCGGTGTCTGCGCTTGACGTAAAAGATCAGCTAGAGCTTGACCCAAACGACACGGCCAAGAATGCGCAGATAGAGCTTTACATAACCGCAGCGCGTGAAATGGTTGAAGAGTATACCGGCCTGGCACTGATAACACAGACGTGGAAGCTCACACTTGACCATTGGCCAAACGACCGGCAGCAGTGGTGGAGCGGCACACGGCAAGGCTCTGTTGATGAGCTTATGCAATCTGGCAGGGCGTCACAAGTAATCATCCCGCGCTACCCTTTGCAAAGCGTTGATGAAATAAACGCTGACGGCCTAGCGGTTACTGTTGCAGATGTATTTATAGTTGACACACAGCAGAAGCCTGGCAGATTGATTGTTAAGCGCGGGTATACGTGGCCTGTGGTACTTGATAGAGCCAACGGTATCGACATTGAATACACCGCAGGCTATGGGTCAGCAGCGTCAGACGTGCCAGCAGCCCTTAGGCTTGCCATCATTCAAATGGCCTCGTACATGTTTGAGCATCGCGGAGACTGCGACACAGCCAGCGCCATGCAAATGTCTGGTGCTCGCTCCCTGCTCAACACTTACAAGGCAATTAGCCTGTGAAGTGCTGCGACGTAAAGGCCGGAATGTTGCGCGAGCCTGTAGAATTTCAGCGCCAAGTTAGAACCGACATTGGCGGCGGCGCGACTACTATCACATACGTTAAGCGAGTTGGCTTGCGTGGCGACTTTAGACCAATGTCCGGCAACGAACGCCTGTACGCCGAGCGCATAGACGCGACCACGCGCAACCGGATAATAATTCGATACCGCACAGACTTGCTTGAGTCGGACCGGGTAATAGTCAGGGGCCGGGCGTATCAGATCCGCTTTATAAACAATCTTGAATTTAGAAACAAGTTTTTAGAGATTGACCTTGATGGGGGTGTGCCTGTATGAGCGCCGAATTAAGCAGAATAGAAGGGCTTGAAGATACGCTAAAAGCTTTCAATCGGCTTGGTAAAACTGGCAGGCGCGAGGCTGAGAAAGCCCTAGACGCTGGAGCCCAAGCGGTAAGAACTACCGCAATAAAAAAGATACAAAGAGGAACTAAAACGGGCAGAGTTTATACTGAAATCTTCGCTACAATTGGGGGCAAGGTCATACCTGTTGGTGAAAGGTCAGAGGGGAATAACCTTTCAGCATCGCACAAAGCTTCCGCACCGGGGGAGTCGCCCGCAACAGATACGGGTTTTCTTGTTAGTAGCATAAAGGCAGATCGAAACGGCCTTTCTGCCAAGGTTTTTAGCTCGCTTCAGTATGCGTTTTGGCTTGAATACGGCACAACAAAAATGGAGGCTAGACCGTTTATTACGCCTGCTTTATTTGAAAATGAAAGATTCATTATTGACAAGATGGTAGAAGGAGTCACAAAGGCAACAAGAGATTTTTACAAGTGAGCGCCTACCAGTTACAGATCGGCATATACGCTGCACTTGATGCTGACACGGCCCTGTCTGCGCTTATTGTTGGCATATACGACAACCCTAGCCAAGCAGGCAACCCCGAAGACGACACCGCCTTTCCTTATGTAACCATTAGCGACGGCAGCAGCACGCCATGGGACACAGACACAAAGACTGGCCAAGAGTCCATAGCGCAGGTGCATGTATGGAGCAGGGCAAGTAACGCGCTGCAAGTCAAGCAGATTCAGGGCGCTATATACGACGTGCTGCATCGTGGTACACTTACTATCACAGGATCAGTGTTCATAGGGTCTGACAGCATCACACAGACGGTTGAGCGTGACCCCGACGGCATAACCCGCCACGGCGTTCAAGAGTTCAGAATCATCTACGAGGAAGCATAACCATGGCAAGCGAATACGGGCGGAAGGTAGTTTTATTGTGGGACGCAGCGGCCATTCTTGGCGTGCGTGAAAAGTCACTGACAATCAATGGTGAAGCAGTTAACGTCACATCTGACGAAGATGACGGCGTGCAAATCTTGCTTGCTGAGGATGCTGAAACGAGCGTTACTATTGAGCTTTCTGGCGTAACAAAAGATTCAATCTTGCGGGCTGCTAAGTTTGCCGGTGGTGCTGCCCTGCGCGAAGCTGTTACTTTGACTTATACGGACGGCGCAGAGATTGCCGGGAACTTCCAGCTTGGCGCATATAGCGAGGGCCAGCCGTATAACGAAGCTGTAACATTCACAGCTACGCTTATGAGTACAGGCGCAGTTACATACACCCCGGCATAGGGTAGTTAAATCATGAGCCAGCTTGAGCCAGTCACGTTGTCGTTTGACGGCAAAGAATACAAGGTCGACAAAGAGGATGGAATCTGGGGGCTGATTGAAGCCATTGAAAACGTGATCACGTTCTTTGAGCTGGCCCCGGCTTTTTCCACAGGTAAATACCCATCCGCTAGAATATTTCGAGCCTATGCAGTAGCGCTGAATTATGCCGGTGCAAAAGTAACGCCTGATCAGTTACGCCGGGCTTCTGATTATAGGAAGATGGGAACCATTGCGGGATCGCTTGCGGCAATTCTTGATATGGGTCAGCCTGGCGCTGATGTCGATCTTGGCAGTGTCAAGGGAACTGACAAGGACGTAGAAAAGGCCCAAAAAAAAGTGGCCAAAAGTTAGTTAGGCACTGGTTTCAGATATGGGTCATGTGGGGTTACAACCCTGTTGATTTCTGGAAGACGCACCCCACAGAGTTCTTTTGGGTAGCAGAAACGAAAGTTGAAATGAACACGCCAGCCAAACAATACGCCGGGGGCATGAGTGCATCAGAAGCCGCTGAAATCTATGAAGACGCATACGGAGATGACTGATGGCTGGCGTTGAAGTAATTATTGGGGCGAACACTGATAGCCTTGACGAAGCCGTAAGAAGCTCAAGGACTAGGCTTGAAGGCTTAGGCCGAGAGATGAAAAGCAACATTGTAACGGCGGCAAAGTTTGGAGCTGCCTTTGCTGCTGCCGGAGCTGCTTTAACAATTGGGCTGACTGTCAAAGGTCTTGCGGCTGTTGATGCACAGGCAAAGTTGGCAAGGCAGATTGGTGGCACTATTGACGGACTGCGGGCCACACAGATTGCTGCATCCGATGCCGGTATTGGCATTGGCATAATGAACGATGCCACGGAAAAGCTTAACCAGCGGATCGGTGAGGCGCAGAGAGGAACGGGAACTGCAGCTGCATCGTTTGAGCGCCTTGGCCTAAGTGCAGATGCTTTGGGTGAGATGGATGTTGACGCCCGCATGGCAGCCATTGCAGACAGGATGCAAGAGCTTGAGCTGTCTACGTCTTCTGCGGCTGATGAGCTGCGGCAGATGGGCATTCGAAATGGTGAGCTTGTTAACCTTATGTTGCAAGGTGGCGACGCCATTCGTGGCGCTCGCGTTGAACTTGTTGAGCTTGGCCTTTCGCTTAGTGATATTGACGCGGCAAAAGTTGAATTAGCTAATGACGCATTTTCTCGCATAGGGCTTACGATTGAAGGAGTTTCCCAGCGCTTGGCAGTTGAATTTGCTCATACTATCACCGCAGTATCAGAGCAAATGATCAAAGAATTTACACGAGGCAGTGGGTCGTTAGGTGAAGGAATTGAGAATGCTGTTGATATTGGCGTAGAGGCGTTTGCTGACTTTTTAGACGGCGCAGCCAGCGCCATGGACTTTATAAGTGGCAACCCGATAACCGCACAGTTTGGCGTACTTGGCTTTGTGATACTTGGCCCAAAAGGTCTTTTAATCGGTGCGGCTATTGGTGCGGCTTTTGATATTATTAAAGAAGGCTTGGCCGAGTTTGGGATTGGAATTTCTAACGGCGAAGACAATGCTCGCAGACTTCTGGGTGTTCAGGAAGATATTGCCAAACAGCAGCAAATAATAAACAAGGCGGCTGAAATTGGGCAGGCAGATGACAGCCCGTTTATTACCAGCGCAAGAGAGCAGATTGCATCCTTACGAGAAATTGAAGCTGAGCTTGGCGCAACCGTTCAGGGCTCATCGGAGGCGCAAGCCGCTTATAATGAACTGCTAAATACCGGCACCGTTAACGCTGATGGTTTTGCCGGTGCACTTCGCCGCCAGGCCGAAGCAATAAGAGAAAGCCGCGAGCAAGCCGATCAGGGTATGGGCACGTCTCTTGGTGTTGATGGCTCAGGGTCAATAAGTGAAAATCCAGATACTCCAACCGGTTCAGGTAAAGGTGCGGGCGTAGAAGATGAGTCTACCCTTGCGGACAGGCTGTCTGCACGTTTGGCGATTATACAAGAGTTTGACGTTCTAGAGATTGAGGCGCTTGATCTAAAGCTTAAATTACAACAAGAAAGAATTGCAGAGGCTTTAGAGAAGGAATTTATCAGCAAAGCAGAAGCAAGGGAAGCAACCCTTGAGTCAGTAGCAGACCACGAAGCGGCCATTACTGAGATTGAAAACCGAGAAAAAGAAAAAAGAATATCATTAGAAGAAAAGGCACAAAGCGCAATTGGTTCATTGCGGGAAGCGGCGCTTCGCAATGCAGTCGGATTGCTTAATGTTCTGGCTGGAGAAAGCAAAGCTGCGGCTATTGCGTCTATCGCTGTAACGAAAGGCTTGGCTATTGCTCAAACGATAGTGAATACAGCAGCGGCTGAAATGGCGGCTATGGCCGTCGACCCTACAGGAGTTTTGGCTGCGCGTGTTGCACTTATGGGCAAGATAAACCTCGGCATTATTGCAGCAACTGGTATTGCTCAGGCGGCAGGTGCCCTTAGTGGCGGCGGCAGTAGCGGTGGTGGCGGCTCAGGCGGCGGTGGTGGTGGTGGGTCTATGGGCGGCGGCGGGCAACAAATGGCTATGCAGCCGCCTACCGAAACCCTAATCGCAAACCTTAACATACAAGGCCAGAACTTTGACCGGCGAACAGTCATCGGTCTAGTCGAGCAAATCAACGAGCTACAGGAAGACGGTATGCGCATCAGGTTGAACACCGTATGACGTTCGTTGTCAGTCCATCGGTTGTAATTAACGTGCTTACAGATGAACCGCTTACGCACGCTCGCATCGGCTATGACAACTTTGTGCCAGCCGCTACGGTTACAGCGACAAGCGAGGCAACGCCTTGGCCTGCTGATTCAGTTCAGCGAGAGAACACATTTGAGCGCTGGCAACCTACTTCGGGTAATGGCAGCATCACCATTGATAACGGCACAGCCAAGTCTGCTGATTATATTGGTATCGCTGCGCACACATTGGGCTCTGCCGGGTCAACATTAACTATTGCTTACAGCTCTGACAATTCAACATACACAACAATTGAAACTGTATCGCCTTCAGATAGCAGCGCCATTATGGTGATCTTTGCTGAAGTAACGGCGCGGTATTTTAGAGTTTCAGTGGCAGGCGCTACGGCCCCGCAAATCGGCGTTATATATCTGGGCATGGCCTTGGCTATGGAGCGTGCAATCTACTCAGGGCATACGCCTGTGACGCTTGGACGCATGACCGAGAAGCGGCCCACTAAATCAGAGTCCGGACAGTTTCTCGGAAGCTCAACCATCAGGCAAGGCTTGCAGACTAATTTCACATGGAACAACTTAAAGGCTGACTGGTACAGAGAATATTTTGACCCGTTTGTAAAGAGCGCAAGAAACCTCCCGTTTTTCATAGCATGGCGTCCTTCAAAGTTTCCAAACGAGATCGGTTATTGCTGGTCAACCAATGACATTACTCCAACAAACAGCGGTGGCCTTGACTACATGAGCGTGTCAATGCGCGTCGAAGGCTACGCGGATGAGTGAGAATACGATTGGCCGAGAGCCTTTACAGATCATAGAAATTGAGCAGCCGTTTTGCACGTTGGAATACGGAGTGTCGCCTTGCCAGGCGCAGCTAGGTGTTACCGGAAGTATCAAATGCTTTAACGGGTCCAAGACCTGTCAGAACTTACCGAACTACAACCCTGAGCCGCTGCTTTTACGGTTCTGCAAACCGCAAGCAACTCAGCCTGCCGGTATCTTTTGCGTACCGTCTCTACAGTCTGTCAGCACAAGCCCAACGCAGATCAACGTAGTAGGCGGCAGCAAATCTAAAGGCCCATTGGGGATACGTGCAGAGCTATCCGTAACATTTAAAGACCACCCATACTCTGATGTGCTGGTTGACAAGTACCGACTTGAGCGTAATTACATTGCTACAGACAGGGGCTCGTATTGGAGCAAGTGGTTAGCCCGTAACCCGTATTACAACGGCTACATCATGCGCGTGTACGATGGGTATGTTGGCCAAACGATTGCCGAGATGGGCAAGCGGACATACTTGATTGATACGTTCAGCGGGCCTGATAGCAATCAGAACGTAATGATCAAGGCAAAGGACGTGCTGAAGCTTGCAGATAATGACAAAGCACAAGCGCCAGGTGCATCAACAGGTGAGCTGATTGTTGACTATTCAGAATCCGCCAGCATGGACCCTATAAGAATTACCGGCGCAGTTGCTGCGGCATATCCGGCACCCGGTAAAGTTCGGATCAATAAAGAGCTTTTTTCGTATACAGGCGTCAGCACAATATCCGAAACAGAAATGAACCTGACCGGCATTACTCGTTCGATATTAGGCACAGAGGCAGAAGATCAAGACACTGGCGACCGGGTGCAGATTTGCCTTGAGTACACCAATATCCGACCCGACGAACTTACTAACGATTTGCTGACAACATACGGCAATGTGCCGTCATCTTTTATACCGCTGGCAGACTGGAACGCCGAAGCATTGGTATGGCTTGAGCAGTTCCGACTGTCTACACTTATCACAGAGCCGACAGGTGTTACTGATCTGCTTGGTGAGATAACAGAGCAGGCTTTGTTTTACGTGTGGTGGGATGAGCGAGACGAGCAGATAAAGCTGCGGGCACTTAGGCCAGCAGCGGGCGATTTCGTAAAGCCGATCGACAACTTTAAAAGCATCTTAGCCGGAACCTTCGAGCTAAAAGCAAAGCCCAAAGAAAGGATCAGCCAAGTCTGGGTTTTCTTTGGCCAGCGCAACCCGGTTGAAAAGCTTGACGATGAGCAAAACTTCCGTCGAATACGTGTGCGCGTTGATGGTGATGCCGAGTCTGATTTACAATACGGTGAGCAGCGAATCAAAAAGATTTACAGCCGCTGGATACAGTCAGATGCAATCGCCATACAGACCACGGCCAGATTATTGTCACGGTTCAGGGACACACCCGAGTACATAGCGTTCGCGCTTGATGCTAAAGACCGGGCCATGTGGACAGGTGACTTAGCGGATGTAACCGTCGACAGCATAGTAGATGCAACAGGCGGGCCAAGAGTGTTGCGCTGGCAGGTGATTAGCGCAGAAGAAACGATAAGCGGAGAAGTGACAGAATATCAGCTGCAGCGGTTTGAATTTGGCCCGACCGACAAAGCCGCGTTTATAATGGCGTCCGACGCGCCTACTTATGCCAATGCCACTGACGCAGAACGATTTACTGGCGGATTTATTGGCGATTTGCTCGGGTTAATGCCTGGCGGCGATAAGGGTTATTTTTTACAGTGAGGTCAAATTAAATGGCAACTTGGACAGATATTACAGATGCGTCGCTTGAGCCGGGAAAGCCGGTTCGTTCGGTAGACTTGTTGGCGCTTAGGGATAATACTATTGCGATTGCAAGGGCTGAGGCGGGTGCTCCAAAAGTAATTGCTGCTGCAATAGAGTCAAGCCCTGGCGCTATTGGAACTTACGTCAGGGCACAAGCAAACACCTCTGGAAAAAACTTTGGTGATTCAGTTTCTGGATCAATATTGTTTCCAGCAGGAGTGGGAAACGGATCGTCTTTGTCTGGAACATGGGTGCTTTACGGCTTCACAATAACCAGTGGCAGTAGTTCCAGTTTTGGTAATTGGCTGAGGGTTTTATAGATGTACGAATACACAGGCCAAAGACTAAATTTTAACGGCACCATAGATATGGAAATAAACCACCTCGTTTATGGCATTATACCTTTCACCGCCTCCCCTGACGACCCAGAAGAGCATGGGCGATTGCTCTTTGCAGACGCGCAGGCAACGGCATTACCCTACGTTGCGGCACTGCCTACATTTGAACAGCGAAAGCTAGACGTAAACGTTCTTAGGGATCAGGCGATTGCAGCTGGTATGCCTTACAATTTTCCAGAAGGGCCGGGCACTGTACAGCTACGCAACCCGGCTGACATCAGCAACGTTCTCGGAATATCTGCATCTGCTCAAGTCTCGATCTTGGTTGAAGATGATAAGCCGATACTATTCCGAAGCTCGGAAGACATAACACACACGCTCACAGCCATACAGGCGCTTGATATGGGCCTTGCGGTAAGTGCTTTTATGTCCGGCCACTACGCAACCGCGTGGAGTCACAAGGACGCAATGAAACAACTTACAGGTCAGGCGCTTGCTGACTACGACATAACAACCGGATGGAGTAATTAGCATGGCCTTTGCACACTTTCAACGAACCTTTAGAAGGTGTTCCAGCATGGACCGAACAAACACAAACGGCGGGCAACAGATATGGCTTTCGTTATGATCAATTAAACTTATTTATTGCGCGTGGTTTTGAGGCGCGGCTTTCAGCACTTGAGGCAAAGGCATGAAAAAAACCAAGATATTAGTAGCCGCTTTCATTGTAATACTGATCGCAGCGGGGTACGCGGCAACCGCTCGCGCTGACACTGTGTACATCGGCTTGGGCAAATCAATCATAAACTCATCTGCCAAGGTCGGCGAAATTGGATACGAGCGCAAGGGATGGGAAGTACAGGCGTCACTGATGGGCGCAGGCGACACAAAGAACGGGCAGCAGGATCAGATGTCCATCTACTCAGTCTCGTACATTACGCGCCCTGGCTGGGGCTACAGGGGCGTAGAGCCCTATGTTCGGCTGGGGGTCAGTCACAACACTGGCAGCACGCTGATCGGCTCTAGCAATTTTAGGTTAGGCTTGGGCGTTGAGTTTAACCAAGTGTTTCGGCTTGAGTATGTGCACCACAGTAGCGCCGGGATACACCGGCCTAATACTGGTTTGGACTATGTAGCACTAAGCTATGTGATTCCCACGCCATGGTAACGCTCCTAGCTGTCCTGTGTGCGATTATGGCATTGCCTGCCGCCATTGGCTTATTGTTTATATTCCATGTGTTTGTGCGCAGAAAGAAGCCGCCTGCGGACACGTCAAACCGAATCAATCACTTTCGGCTGGTTTGGTTTGCGCTGACTCGGGAGGGCTTGTTCGTAGGCTTGTTTCCTTGGCTTGCGAATGATGAGTATGACAACGTTAAGGAGTGATCCCTGTGATTGTTAAAAAGATAATCATCCATGCCGCAGACACGCCCGCGTCTATGGACATAGGCGCAGCAGAGATACGGCGCTGGCACGTTGAAGAACGAGGTTGGTCCGACATAGGTTACGCGTTCGTAATACGCCGCAGCGGTCTCGTAGAGACTGGTCGTGACCTTAATGGTGATGGTGACGTTGAAGACGAGGTTGGCGCACACACTCGCGGGCACAATGTCGGCAGTCTGGGAATTTGCATGGTCGGCGGCAAGCCCGGCTGTAACTTTGCGCAAGCGCAGTGGCGGGCCTTGTCGTTTCTGGTCACTGACATTTGCAAGCGTCACAAGCTGACCGCCACAGACGTGTACGGACACCGAGACTTTGACAGCGGAAAGACCTGCCCGACTTTTGACGCCCGCGCATGGGCCTCTACCTTGGAGTTATAACTATGAGCACATGGGATAAAATTAGAAGCGTGGTCGGCTCTGTCGCACCCGTAGCAGGCTCTTTGCTTGCCGGGCAAGCTGGTGGTGCTATTGGTGCCATGCTTGCCAGTGCGCTAGGAGTAGACGCCACACCAGACGCCGTAGCCGCAGCAATAAAAGCGGACCCTATGGCCGCTGTCAAGATCCGCCAGATCGAGGCACAACTAGAGCAGACCCGGCTGCAAGTGCGCGGCCAGGTTGTGCAGGCAGAGGCCAAGGGCGAGTCATGGTTGCAGCGTAATTGGCGTCCACTGACAATGGTTTGGTTTAGCTTTTTGGTTGGCGCGTACTGGTTCGGATATACCCCTGAGAACCTGTCAGAAGAAGCCATACTATCCCTGTTTGGCCTAATTAAACTGGGCCTTGGTGGGTATGTCATTGGCCGCAGTGCGGAAAAGATCACAAAGGAAATCAGCGGGTCGGGATTGCTGGCAAAGATTTTGCAAAAGTAAACTGTTACAATGCTTGCAATTCAACGCACCTCAAAACGAGCCAGCAGTATGACTCTAAAGACTGTAGTAGAAAGCGCCCCAAGTGCTTTAAAACCAGAATCAATTGCTGCAAGCTCTACCTATTTAACAAACGGAATAGTCTTTACTTGGGGCGCGATGACGGTTAACGAAGTGATGATGATGATTGCCACAGCATTCGGCATAGCCACTTTCTTTGTCAACTTGCATTTTCAAAAGAAAAGAGAAAAAAGAGATCAGGAGCTGCACGAAATCCGAAAGCAATCCCCTGATCGTCGCTGTGTTACTCCTGATCAGTAATACGTCACGAACGGCCCTGGCGACTTGCTCAGGCGCTTTGTATAAATCCAGTGATAGCCCTTGGACTTTGGCAGGTCAACGCTGATTGAATTAATCCTGTGCTTGGCCCATATCTTCTCCACGTTGCGCGGCGACATCCCAAAATCTTCGGCAATGTTCTTTGCTCGGTCTTGCAAGATCAGCGCGTCTAGCGCAATACCACGATCATAGTCTGCCCTGATCTTGGCAACTAGACCTGCCTCAAAATTGTTCGTCTCATAACCTTTTCCTAGCCTGTTGACTGTGCTGCTGACCATATCGTATCGCGCACCTATGGCTAGCATGGTGTATTGCTTTCGCTCCTTTTTGCGCTCATCGCGCTGAGCGTAGCGTCGTAGGATTTCGTCTATTGTGCGCTTGCTTGCTGGGGGTTGTCTCATGACTTCTGTTCCTGCTTGTTGGCTTCTTTTCGCAGTCGACTGGCGAAATTAAAAAGATGAAGATAAACAGCACCATCTCGAATACCGCGAACATTGCCTTGGATACTATAGGCTTCGGCTTCTACCGCGTCTGCCTGCTTCCGCAGAATAAAAGCATTAGGATTAATCGGGTCTTCTGCTTCACGCAATCTGCACTCAAGGCTAGCCACTAGCGCCCGTAATCGATCCAACTCATCGCTGGCAGGGTGGGTGTAGAGAGGAATAATCTTTATGTCTCTTTTATCTTTCCCTATGTTGCAAAGAGTGGCGTAGTCTTCCGCCTTCTCTAAAGTTGGATAAGTTGTGAAATGATTTACGGGGCCGTTGTCGAATTGCAAAGACCACATTACAGGCTCACAGCTATCAAGCGCCTGGAAGCTGGCTTGCCCTGCCTCATATCCGGCAATGAAATGTTTATCAAGTCCCATGTCTTGCCACTCATCGCCAAAGTTGTCGTATTGATCTGCGTGCTTCTCAAATGCTTCTCTGCTATCCATCAAAAATACTCCTCTACAAAATCGTCAATTTCTTTGCTGTCCATGCTGACAGCCAGCGTAGAAAACTTATCTGTCAGCCAGTCTCGCCACACTTGCCCCATATCAAAGTCTGGGCTTGTAATCACCGAGAACAAATAGCCTTCCATCTGTGTACCTTCTTCGCTTAGCCAATCGGCAACAAGCCAGCTAAGCTTGTGGTTGTCATCCAGGTATTCATGCATCAGACGTTTGGAAAATTCTTCTTGGTTCCGCTCCATAGCCGCGTCTTCGTCTGCGGTCTGGTCAACTATGCCCTGGTGGCGGTCTAGCTCGCTTGTGTTGTAGTCAGTCATTGTGTTTCGCCTCTAGCCTTAGCCATAGCATTTTCAATTTCGTTAAGCGTATGCGCGGTTGTGTGGCCATACATTTGATTGTCATATATTACGTCTTGCAAGCGCGAATACAGATTGCTGGCCTCAGACATAAGAATGCCATTAAATTCTGTTTCTTCTTCGCGGGATCCGTGTGCGACACCTAAGCCCCATACTGTTACCATTTTTCCGTTTTTTTGCCTAAGATCACCAACGTAATCATGAGTCCAAGGCCCCGGCGTAAACTTTGTATCAGTCATTCTGTATCTCCTTTTGCCTTGGATAGTGCAGTCTTGGCAGCAACAACAAGTGGGCTTGTCTGGCAGTAAGGTATCTCGCCAGATTCCACAATGTTGCGCAAAGCTTCGTAAAGCTCAGGGGCTGCGGAGATTAAGTGACAGTTTGCTGAGGCCACAGACTCCGCAATCATGTTTCCGCCGTAATATTCCGGCTCTGTGCTACCCCTGATGGTTAGCCCCTCTGTGCTGTCAGCAACAACAGTATGTCCGTATCCAAGCCTCCAAGGCCCTGGCGTAAACTTTGTATCAGTCATTTGCATTCCTCATATCCGTCGAGTTTGGGCCAGCCATATTCTGAATCGCTGTCAATATAAATCTTTCTCATTTCGCAATAGTTCGCCTGCTTTCCCACTAAATCGTCTTGCGCATCTTTGCTGCTTAGAATTAGCGCGACAACAATTATGCAGAAAAGCACGCTGATTGCTGGTGCCGGGTTGCTTGTCGTGGTTTGGTTACGTGTTCGCATGTGACTTCCTCTTTAGTGTTGTGTTAATATATAGCCTTATTGGACAACTGTAAACACAAAAGGGAATATTTTTATGAGGCTTGACGTGTATCTTTTACTGGCTGTCGCGCACTACTGCGGCGTCGATCAGCGTGACTTATCAAAAGCATCTGGTTTAGGTACTAACATTCTGAGCGTGTGGAAAGCGGCCAAGCGGAACCCGAAGAAAGAAAGTTTCTACCGGGTGCAGTCGGCGCTCGTTGATCTGGCAGGGTTGCCGGTAGAGTACAAGGAAATGCACATTGAGCAGATTGCGCGGATACTTATCAAATAGCCCCTCGCGGGGCTTTTCTTTACCTGTTAAATATTGCCCTCTGCTCATAGTCATTACGACAAAAAGCGTCACAAAAGGCCCCCTGATCAATGTGATCCGAACAATTTCGGCACAGGCCGGTAAAAGGGTGTGTGTGAACCTGCCGTCGTGCATTCTGCAACGCTATTTGTAGGTTTGCCTCTATTATGTTGTCTGCTTCATCAGCTTCGTTTGCCACTATACATCCCCCTTAATTTGCCCAAGCAACTTAAAAGCCTGATCCGCGATCCTGAAGTTCTCTCGTTTGTCGTACTGGGCTTTCGCGTTCATCACTGTAAGACGTGCGATCAAGTCTGCTTGTTGCGCCAGCTTGACGTTGAGTGCCTTGATTTCCATTTTTGCGTGCATTAGTCGGTTGCCTTGTTTTTGTGTTGAGGTCATCGCCCCTGCTCCACTTCCAACCAGCGATTACAGTAATCGCGCATCTTCTCAATCTCGCTAATCAGATCGTCTTTTTTGCCCATGCGCCGGTTGTACTTCCCTATCGTAAATCGCATCGCGCCCCGGAACTCCTGCGGCGTTAGCGTGCGTGCTGCTTTGTCTATCCAGTCTCCGCCGTCGTCATCCTGATAGCGTAGCTGACGGGCCTGTGGATATGCGTCACCGTCGTTGCCGTTTCGGGCAATAGCGTTCATGCGATGCTCTGCTTCTTCCCAGGCTTCGTCCTCATCGGGTGTGGTGAATGGATTTTCATTGTGGGTGTCGGGGTGCAGCTTTGCCCGGCTGTCTTGCTCGGACTGCCAGTAAAGTGTTGCCCCTATCTCATTGCAGAACTTTGTAAGGCTGGATTCTTCCATCAGGATCTCATCTTCTGCAACTTGCCAGGGTGTGACTTTTTTTAGCTCATCGCGAGCGGCTTGCCATTGCTCGCGGGTAAAGCCCTTCCAGCCTGGGAATAAAACTTGGTCAAACCAGCTAACGCTATTCGGTTGCCTTGAAATTCTATCCATTTTGTTGTGCCACTTACTGACATTCTCTGCTAGCCAAATTAAATCTGCGTGCATGACATTCTCCTTTTCGTTATTCGTGCGTTAACAATAAACCAGCAATGAGTTAATGTAAACTCTAAGATCGCAATTTATGCAGGCGTAATGCTTCGGTCTCTATAAGCCCGCGCACGCTTTAGGGCTCGGCGTTTAGCTTTGCCCGCATGGCCCCCTTTGTTGGCTCCGCAAGCACTGCGCAGGCCCGGTTATAGATGGGCAGGCCCATTGCTGATTTAAGGTACGAGGGCAGGTCCGCATAGTTTGCCGTCCCGTTCATTACCCGGCTGATTAGGTCCGCTGGCTTATCCATTCTTCTAGCGCCTCCATTGCTGCTATCCAGCCAAGAGCAACACAAGCGAAGCCCCCAGCGTCGTGTACGGCTTGCAGGTATTCGATCTGGCCGGGTTGCCATTTGCTCAAAACGTGGTTTTTTCGCTTCATCTCACAAACAAAGCCCAAAGGTATAATCACGTCAGAAGCGCCTGGCGTCATCCCTAAAGCCTTGTCCATAGCCAATACATTAAACTGCTTGCCGTTTCGAACGGCCTCGTTCTTCGGGTGCAGTGCCAGCTTGCCATAAGTGTCAGGATATCGGCGTCGAATCTCTGCAAAGAACGTAATCTGCTCGGCGCTTTCAGGTGGGCAAGGGCCACGGTAGTTGGTGTTGCCGTACACTTTTAAAAAATCGGGCATTTTCATATTATCGCCTTTTGCCGTTCTGCAAATTCATCAACCGTACAGCCTATTTTGTCTTGCAGATCTTGCTCATCGGTTGGCCGGTTAAATCCATACACGTCGTAGAATCCGCTTTCTTTGTTTTTTTGGTATGTCACTGTTTTTGGCGCATCCTGCCCGCCGCCTGTGACCTGTAAAAACGCATCGGTCTTGCGCTTAATAAAATCCTTTTCGCTGTTTATGACATAGAAAAGAGAAAACCGGCGGTGCGTGGTTTGCATCTCTACCCGCAACATATCCGCGCCTGACCGGCTTAGCGTGCTCACAACGTCCATCGATATAACCTCATCGGTCTGTTTTTCGTGTGGGCTTCGCTTCTGATGCTTAAAGTCTGAAACCAATTTGGCGTTTGGGTCTATAAGCTCCTCTCGGCAAATCTCGCAATACCTGGCGGCTATGTCGTTTTTGTGATCGCAGGCCGGGCAATCCTTGCCGGTCCAGTAGTAATCGCAACGCTGATACTCGTGCCCAACCTTCACAGAGTTGGTGCAACGTCTGCCAAAATGTGCGGGCATTTCTTTCTCTGGCTTATCGGGGTCTGTTTCTGTGTTGACCCGGTGCCCGGTCAGGTCTAAAAAATAGCCCCACTTATCTATGCCCATGCCTTCGCTGTTTGGCCTGGCGGTAAACGTGTTAACGGCGCTGCAAAATTCACAGATTGCATCTATTGGCATCTTCTCGCCGCCCTGGTACGCCGCCTTAATCTCTGGCGCGAACAAATCACCGTCTGGGCAATGCTTATCAATGTTTCCAGCGTAGTCAAGAATCAGCGCATCCCGCTTGGCATCGTGCTTGCGCAATGCTCGGCCAATGATTTGCTGTAACAGGCTTACCGATTCGGTGGCACGTAAAATGGCAATGGCATCAACATGCGGCGCGTCAAACCCCGTGGTTAAAATGTTGACGTTAACAAAGAATTTAAAGCGGCGGTTTTTAAAATCGCTGATCAGCCGGGCGCGGTCTGTTTTGTTGGTGTTTATGCTGCCTGCGATCATGCGGCTATTTTCTGGTGGCAGGCTTGCCATTATTTCTTCCGCATGTCGAACGGTTGCGGCAAAGATCATCACGCCCATTCGGTCGTGTGTTTTTTCCACAATGTCGGCAACAATGCCCGCTGTCTTTCTGCCCCACCCCTCAAACGCTTGGTCAATGCTTTTCTTTGAGTATTGGCCGTTCTTCTGTACTTTTAATCCGCTAACGTCGTACTGGTCCGCGTTTATTTCGCCGATGACTGGCGGGGTCAGGTAGTCGCGATCTATAAGTTCAGGCGCACCGATGTAATAAACTAGGCGCGTAAAGTACGGATCACGAGAACTTGATTCTGGCACAGGCTTGCCATTCGGCATCTGCGCAAAAACAAAGCCGTCACCCAATCGATATGGCGTAGCTGATAGCCCGCAAATCCTAAGGTTAGGATTGCCCTCTTTCATGTCGTCTATTATCGCTTTTACGGTCGGCGTTATGCGGTGGCACTCATCTATAATGACGCCCGCAAACTCGTGGCCTAGACGCTTTGCGACGGCTTTAAACGTGCCTTCTGTTGCGAACACAACCGGGTGCCGCAGTGACTTGCCAATGCTGGCGCTGTAAACGCTGCAAGGGTTGCCAGTGGCCGCGTACTTCTCGCTATTTTGAACAATAAGCTCGGAAGACGGCGCAAGACACAACACTCGCTTGCCTTTGCTTATGCTGTGCAGGGTTTCGGCTAGCATGGCAATGATGATTGATTTGCCTGAACCCGTTGCTGCCTCTACCAGACACGGACTGGTTGTATGCTTCCACCATTTTATTACAGCGTCGTGTGCGGCGGTTTGATAATCGCGGGGTATAAGTTTCATTTTTTAACCTTCAGCAAGGTCAGCACAGGGAAAGCAAAACGGCGTCGGGTGCTGATTCCGAGCGTGGCCGCTAAGCCACTCGCCGCAGGGTTATTGTATCAGGAAAGACGCCAGCTCTCGCTTTCTTTCCCTTCATAGCCGCTAAGATCCGCACCCGGTGCCAGCGCCTTCAATGCCTTGGCGTAGCTTATTGATCCTTTGCGTTTGACCAGTGTCAGCTTTCGCCCGCAGATATCCGCGTTCTTGCCGCCTGCCATTTCAATCAGGTCGGCGATTGCGGCTTTACGAGCCTCTGTGGCCATAGCTATTTTGTCGTCTAGCTCGCCGATGTGATCAATCATCTGCTGATGCCGGGGCTCGTTTAGGATGACCCGCAACGGTTCAAGGTGGGCGGGGTTGTCTAGCTCAACCAAGTACATTTCATAAAATTCTTCTAGCCGAGAAAGGTTATCTAGCTTCCATAAATGGTCAACCTTAATCACCTCAACCTCTACAACCTCGGGCGCGTAATCATCGCCAAAAACGTCACCAATAGCAGGCCGGTATTGTGCAAAGTATGCCTTTGTTTTGCCCGCTGCCATCATTTCAAGCTGCACCTGGGCGTAATAATGCGGCTGATCTGCCAGCGGCTTAAAATCTGGCACAAGGTCTTTGCGCTTGCCGAACGGGCACTTAATTTCAAGCACAGCGCCGTCGTTTGTAATGCCGTCAGGGCTTGCGCCACTCCAATGTTCAATAGGCAGAAAGCCAACGTCAAACACATCTATGCCGGTTTTTTTCATAAACGCCAGGATAGCTGCCCGCTCGTGGTTGTTGCCGTACTGAATGGCCGGGTTGCCGTCTAGGTTGTTTTCATCGGGCAGGCCGTGATGCTGACGGACCATCTGGCGTAAAACGTCTTCAGGCTTGCGCCAAGGGCAAACGCCAAGGGCCGCGCCCGCAACTGATCCTGTCACCCTGTTTGCCCGATCTTTAAACCACTGATCTGTTCTTTGCGTGTCGTTAATCATTGTTTTCTCCGCGTGTACTAGGGCGCTTTCGCGCCCGCTTGTTTTAGAAAGGTACGTCATCTGCAAAGTCGTCAACCGGATCAGGCACTACCGCAGCCGCAGCAGGAGACGGGGCCGCGGGCTTTGCAGCCATAGGGTTTACCGGCGCGTCACTGGCTTTCTTTGTGTGAGGGCCTACCTGGCTGACCCAGTTTCCCTTTTTGCGCTCGGCAGGCGGTACAGGTATGCCGTTGTCGTCTTTCTCAATCTCCCACACTTCCAGCTTTAGGACCATTGGGCGATTAGCAAGCGATGAGAGCAGGCTTTCGTCCGTAGGCTCGCACCCTGCCGCCACCAGTTTACCGCCAGCGTTTGAGTCAATTGCTGCAAGCATCCTGAGCGCCCGGTCTTTTTTGTTCGTGCTTGCGTCGTTAACGCGCACCTTCTGGAAAATCTTACGGTTTGCAAATTCTTCTGGGCGCACAATGTTCCAGCGCAGATCAATGAAGCGATCTCCTTCAAACTCTGACCACTTGGCCTGGTCGATACCGGCAAGCACTTGGGTGCCTTTAGGGATCGGCGGCAAGTCGCCACCACCTGACTCGTACTTGCCGTCTGCTTTAATTTCTTGGCCGTCGCTGGTGCTGAAAAAGCTCATAATGATTCCTTGACGTCTGAGGTTAATGTGTCGGTTTGTGTTACTTCTTCTTGCTGCTTTTCTGGTGCCTCTGGTGCTGCTGGTGCGCCTTGGTTGTAAAAGGCAATGTAGGCCAGCAATGGGTTAGTGCCGATGGGCAGGGGTATCTCTGAGGGCGTAGGGTAGCGCGACTTAGCAGAAACATAGCCAAGCAAGCCGTCGCCGGATGTTATCAATACACGCTCGCCGGTCTGCATGGCTCGGCCAAACTTTGTGGTCTGCCCTTTTTTGTTGGTTTCTGCGCCAGTAATCATCTCCTCTTTTTTGATGTAGATTACGGCGTCGCTGTTGTTGATGTAGACAGATGCCGAATCCTTGTGCATATCTAGCGAGTGAATGGTGTACTCGCTGCCTTGATCTGGACTGTTCTTGATCTTTTGCACGCCGCTATGACCAAGCAGCACAACGGCCATACCCTTTCGGTTTCGCAGTATTTCGCAAGCGGCCATAAAGTCAGCGTGCTTTGATGCGGACTTTGTATAGCCTTTATGGTAACCGCCTGCGGCGTCGGCAATCGTGGCCACGTCGTCCTGCAAGCAAAGCTCATGCTCTATGCGCAGGTTTAAAGCCGTTATGCTGTCCACAACCACGGTCTTGAAGTCGTGATCCGTGGTGGCCAGCTCTCGCAGTTGAGAGATCAAAGTGTCAAACGTGCTGACCGTTTTTGTGGACTTAGGCAGAACCGGGAACATCATCGGCTGAACTGACTCATCCCAAGATTCAAACACTGTACTGGCGTCTTCTGCTTGTATAAAGATTGCATTCGGAAAAGTGCCCGCAAAACTTGTCTTGCCCGATCCTGGCGATCCGATGACTGTAATAATCGGCGGCTTGGGCTTTGCTGCTGGCTTTTTTGCTTGGCTTAAAAATGACATTTTGTAATTCCTATTTAGTTGTTTTGCGTTTTGATCTGTTGCCTACTTTATGCGGTTGATGGTAACCTGTCAACATCAAATCAAGCCACAATCACAAAAGGTTTCAAAATGCTAAAAATAGAGGAAATTCAAGAGAGACTGAAAATGGTCAACATTCAGAACTTCTCTAAGTTTGCAGGAGTTCATCAAAACAGCCTTTATAGGATGAGAGATGGTAAAGGTGATTCAAGTTATTCTTCGGTAAAAAAAGTATCAGACGCATTTATTCTGCTAGGCAAAACAATGGACGAAAACAATGTTTGACGACGCCGAAGACTTTGACATAGAAGACGAATGGGAATACCCGTACCGGCAGTGCATGGCCGCAGGTATCCGCGTGATACCGCTAAACCCTATCGTTAACGGGCGATGCGGATGTGGCAATCCTGACTGCGAAGCGCCGGGCAAGCATCCTGTTTTTAGTAACTGGCAAAATACGCCGGTATGGGACGATCAACAGATTGAAATGATGCGTCTGTACAACCACCAGCTTTACCCGGCCTATGGTGTGCTGGTGGACAAGGGCTTGCTAGTTGTCGACGTGGATCAGCGCAACGGCGGCGTCGAGTCTTTCCGCAGGTTGTGCGATGACCTAGGGGTTGAGTTTGACCAAGTGGCTGGCTACTCAGTGCAAACCGGATCGGGCGGCGCGTCAGCACACTATTATTTTAGGAGCGAAAAAGTAACCGGCAAGCTGTATCAGTCGCGCCCCGACTACCCCGGCATAGATTTCAAGTCTAGCGGCTTCGTGGTCGGCTGGGGATCGCCGCATATTTCCGGTTTTGAGTACGAACGCATAAAGGGATACCCCGAGGACATAACCGAAGCGCCGCAAGCACTGATCGACCTGCTAACTCATAAAGGCCAGTTCAGCGGCGTGAATGGCGGCGTGGTTGTTGAGGTGTCAGACAACGAGCTAAAGGAAGTGGCCAGCTTTATCTCGGTTGATGCGCTGGATTATCACGGCTGGGTAGAAGTCGGCATGGCCTTTCACCACACCACAGGCGGCTCTGAATATGGTCTTGAACTTTGGGACGCCTTATCCTTAGACACAGACCCAGACCGCTACAAAGACGGCGTTTGTGCTCGTAAATGGCACACGTTCGGCAAAAGCGGGTCCAGCGTGACAATGGCCACGTTGATATTCCACGCCCGCCAAGGCGGGTACGTCGACAGCGTAATAATCGGCAACGTCGATTCATTTGACGAGATCGCCGGGGCCGTCAACCAAGAAAACGCAGAAGACTACGCCGAGAACCTGTCCATTGTCACCCGGTCAGCAGGCATAAATCGCCGGGCTATGCCGGGCTACGCTGGCGAGGTTTACAGGTGGATTAACTCGCAGTGCCGGTTCCCGCGTGAGGAGATCACCATAGGGGCCACCATGTACGCCTTGAGCTGTATTGGCGGAATGCGTCACGTCGACGAGCGCGACAGCATGGGCCTGAACGTGATGATCTTTAACGTGGCCGCAACCGGCACAGGTAAAGAAGCCGTTGGCCAAGCTGTCACCCGGTTGATGCTTGCCGCTGCTGTAATTGGCGCACAACATGGCAAGTTTAAATCTGAGCAGGAAATAAAACGCAACCTGTTTCGCAATCAGAGTGGTTTTTACTCCATTGATGAACTTGGCATCGAGCTTCGCAAGATTGACAACGCAGGCAAAAAAGGCGGAGCCGCTTATCTTGAGGGCATTATCGGCGAGGTAATGAGCATTTACACTAAGTCAATCGGAATTTTGCCGGTCACTGGCGACGAAAAAGAAACCATAAAAGAGTCGATCCGCGCCGAGATTGCAGGCATTAACAAGCGCATAGAAAAGAAAGGGGAAACGCCAGAGCTTGCCGCCAAGATTGACGAGCTTACGCGTGGACTTGTAGCGGCTGACGAGGGTTTGAAAGACCCTTACCTGTGCGTGATGGGTAGCACAACGCCAAGCACGTTTGACGGCTGCATCAACCACGAGAGCGCAAACAGCGGCTTTATATCTCGCGCTGTCATATTCCGCGAAGTAGAAACCAACCCCAGGTGGAAGCCAAACTTTAAAAAGCCTGAGCTGCCGTTCGCAATGGCGATGAAAATGTCCAGCCTGTACGGCGGAGGGGAAACCATAGAGGCCGGTAGCCGGGTCCAGGTACGCGGCAACAAGCACAGCATAACCACCAGCGCCGAGGCAGATCAGTTGCTCGACGAGTCCATGAACTTCTTCTGGCTGCTAGGAGAAAAGCACAAAGAAAAAACAGGGCTTGAAGGTATTACCCGGCGTGGAAACGAGATAGTGCTGAAATTTAGCCTTATTCTGGCAATGGCCGACGGAGGAATGCGCACAACGGAACACGTCTTGTACGCCTTTGCGCTGGCCAGGGCTGACCTTGAACTGAAAATAGAATACGCATACGCCAGTATCAACGAAGATAGCATCGAGCTTGCCGGGGATGCCAAGCTGGTCAAGCTTATGAGCAAGTTATCCCTAGAGGTTGAGATGCCACGCGGCCAGGTCAACAAGATGATGCGCTGCTCAACCAAGGCAGAAGTCGACGCCATGATTGTTAAACTGGAAACCGGCGGTAAGATTGTTGTAACAGAAAGCATGTCGGCCAATAACGCTCTGACCAAGTATGTGCGGCGTATTTCCTAGCACCTGTAAAGTTAGCTGTTGCAGGGCTTGCGGTGCCGGTATAGAGTAAATGCAGTGGTTAGGTAAAGAGCAGTTAGGAGCTACCAAGGCCAACGCGGCGGACAGAAATTTGTCCTCCGAGAACCGCACAACCATGCGGGCTGTAGCGACGAATACCACCAATACCACCAATACCAAAGAAAACTAAAGCAAAAAATAAATTGACCTCGCCTAGTGCGGGGTCTTTTTCGTTGGTATTGGTGGAATCTGTCTTCTCTACAAAGTAGAGATATAATATCTATATTTAATACAACTACTTAGGGTGATAATGCGTCTCATTCAACTATTATCTCAAGGGACAAAGTTTGGTACTGAAGTTGGCCCTTGGCATTGGCTAATGAAATTAATTATCATTTGCAGTTTTTCAGGTTTATTTAATTTTAGGGCTTGCGCACCCGCCAGCTTGTGTTAATATTAACTCAACACGAACCACAAGAAAGGAAATTACGATGAGCAGGTCAGCATTGTTAGAGAAGATCAAAGCGCACGTTGAGGCCAGCGCTGGCACTTACAAGCCGACAGGTGTGGAAATGTGGGGCAGTCAAGTTATCGCAGTTAACGGGCGCATGATTACCGAGTACGACCTCATTGACGCGTACAAGCGGGGTGACTTGTGATCTGCGAAGGCTGCCAGCGCAAACTACCCATCCACGCCGGTATCCACGTTGCCGAGCTGGAATACATTCTCTGCACACAGGAAGGCGATCCACTGGACGCTAAGCGCACTTATACTTGGCATGTGCCTGAGAAGGCTCAGTAGACCACACAAGCAACGATCACCGGGTAGTCTAAGCTACCCTACCCACACAATCAGAAGGCCCGCTACAGGGCTACAGGGAACTACGAGATGAGCAATCCAGATTGGACACAGGCACCGGAAGGCGCAACGCATTGGGATACAAGAGCTGATTTATTCTGTCAGCGCGGATGGTGGTGGTCAGAAAGTAAAAAGTGGATACCGTGTCTTAACGAGGGGTGGAATACAGACCGCTACACCCCCCGCCCGACAGAGCCCGCACCTTCGGGCTGGGTAGAAGGCTGGCCACCATTAGGCTGGCAGGGCGAGTGCAGTTGGCAGAGCAAGGCAGATTGGTTTGCGTGCATGGTAATACCGGACGGCAGCGTAGTTGTGCAGGGCTCAGCGGGGACTTGGAATGTAGTCAGCGATCTGAAAGAATATGATTTTGAGTTCCGGGAGGTGCAAACCGAAGCGCAGCGCGAACTTGCAGCCCTAGAGGATTTCATAGAAAAAGCAATCTCTGCCGGGCTAAAGCCAAAAGGCATTGTTAGCGGCATAATCGAAAAGGGCTACCGGCTAGTAAAAGAGTAATGTTATAATTACTAACTCGCTGAGAAGCGACACATTAAACGCAACCCATTCAGCGTATGAGTGGGCACTGATAAGGGCTCCGGCCCAAAGTGTTGTTGACGTTGAAAGCGTGGTCTCGAAGCGACAGCATTTACGGAGCCCTTTTTAGTGTGGTGAGTGTTGACAGCCTGCCGCGGGCGATGTACGCGGATGTGCTTTCCGGGAGTGCGCATCACCAACCGGACTTTGCCCTCCTCGTGAGGGTTTTTTTATGGACGGAAGGTTTCTATGCTAAACTTTGCGCTCAATAATACTTTTCGGAGCGCCCGTAATGTCCTCACTGATTTCAAACAACGCGGCCTCAGTGCTGGCCAGCTCAATAACGGACTCCGACACTACCATTGTGTTAGCCACAGGTGATGGCGCTCTGTTTCCTTCACCTACCGGTAGCGAGTGGTTTCCGCTGACCCTGCAAGGCTCCGGCACGCTTGAGATACTTCGGGCAACGGCACGATCCGGTGACACACTGACAGTAGAGCGGGCTCAAGAAGGCACCACCGCGCTGGCGTTCTCTGCTGGCGACCGAGCAGAGTTGCGATTTACTGCCGGGGTGCACGAGACTTATGCTCAAGGGGCTTTGCTGATCGGTAACAACCTATCTGATTTGCTGGATGCTGCCACGTCACGCGCCAATCTGGGCCTGGCAGCGGTTGCCGCAAGCGGTTTATATCAGGACATGTCTGGAATCGCAGACAGCCTTGAACTAAAGCGGTATAACGAGACAGTGGCAATCGGAAGTGCGGCACTAGACCGAGCAGACGGCGGGATTCAGACCTTTACAATGGCCGCTGACACTACCTTTTCAATTACGATTGACTCTGGCGAATCCTTGACGCTGCACCTATCCGGCGGTGACGCTTACACAGCGACGTGGCCAACAATAACGTGGGTAGGGGGTAGTGAGCCGACGTTAACCGCAGACGACGTTATTCAGTTCTGGAAACTTAGTACTACGCTTTACGGCGCTTACGTGGGGTCTGTTTGATGCTGGGCCAGATGCTAAGGGCGGTGTCTGGGGCGCGTGTGCGCGCCTTGCAAGCCTTGATAAACTCTTTATTCGGAGCAGGCGAACAAGGCGCAATCTACATCCCTATGCCTATCGTCCTCGGCGCACAGGCTCTGTTTCAAGACGCCGCAGGCACAGTGCCGGTGACGGCAGATGGTGATCCTATTGGCAAAATGATGGACCAATCGGGGAGTGGCAATCACGCCATACAATCAATTAGCGGACGTAGGCCGGTCTATAGAACTGATGGTGTGCTGCATTGGTTTGAAACAAATGGGACTAACTCTCATTTTCAGTTTACGTTTCCAGAATACCGTAACTTCACAGAAGTTGATTTTTTCTACGGCATAGAAACCGAAGCTGGGACTGTCGCAGACAACACAAAAGATTTTGTTGTTGGATCAGCCGGGTACTATTTCAGCGGCTTTACCGGATTGACTTCTGGCGAAACTTTTATGCTGATATCAGACAACCCACAGCTTCGGTTAGGCTCATCACTTTATTCAAGGGCTGCTAATACTGCCGGAATTGTTAGCTTTTCTATACCTAATGCTGGCGTCGGAACGCTAAGAACCGACGGGTCTAACGTCCCTATGAATCTGACCATAGGGTCTAATTTCTCACCCAGTGCAAGCAGTTCTACGTCTGATATAGTAGAAATAGGCTCTATCAAAAACACTTCCTTTTCTGCGATCAAAATATACGCGCTGATTATAAGAAACAAAAACAGCTCAACGTCTGAAACTCAACAAACTGAGTCCTACATAGCTGCGCTGTCAGGAGTAGCGCTATGACCACCGACTACATCCAAAAGGCCACCATAGCCGCCCCCGTCGCCCACATAGACGATGCCGACCAGCTAGCCCTGGCCTTGGGCGAGTCCAGCGCAGACGACCAGACTTTCACCGTTGCAAACTACAAAGACGCACAGGGCAAACTGTACGCAGTATGTTCAACCGTCGCCAAGCCGGTCTTTGCCCAGCTAGCAAGCCAACCACTTTTTGCCCCTGATCACGCACCGGATATGGACCTAGTAGCAGCCACAAGAGCACAAAGCCTGCTACAGATCAACGGCGGCATAGCAAGCCCGGATGTGATAGCTGTAATACTAGGCGACCGGCTGGAGTCAGCACAGGATCACATTGCCGCGCTAGGATTAACGGCAATCCCGCAAGCTGAGGAGTTCTAGGACTTTGATTAACTCGACGGCGGTAAACGTAAAAGCGGTAAACGCCTCAACTTCAGCGGCGGTAACAGTATCAGTTTCACTGGCAATCTCAATCGTAACCGCTCTGAACCCGGTAGTAGGAGTATCTGCGTTAGTTCGGACCACAGTAGCAATAACGCAAACACAATCTGCTAACCCTGTCGTTAAAGCCGGGGCCGG